GATGATATGATGTCGGATGATGGAGAATTTGATGAATCAGTTGATGATGTTATTGATGCTATTTTTAGTGGAAATATGTCAAAAGTAGATTCTAAAGATATGTCTGAAGAGGATGAAGAAGTTGTTTACGAAATCACATTAGATGACGATTCTGAAATGATGGAAGAAGATGACATGGAAGATTCTGAAATGATGGAAGAAGATGACATGGAGGATTCTGAAATGATGGAAGAAGATGACATGGAGGAAGATGACAACATGATGGAATCTAAAAACACAATTAAACCTAAAGGTGTTGGTATGGGTAAACCTAAATTTAGTTACAAGAAAACAACAGGTGGATTTAAAGAAGACATGAAACAAGGTCCTAAATCTGTTGGTACTGGTAAAGCTAAATTTGATTACAAAAAAGGTGCTAACATGGAAGGTAAATCTAAAGTTGTTAAAGCTGAAACTAAGGAAGGTAATTACGGAATGAATAAGGGTGAAAAATCTAAAACCATGAAAGGTAAAGAAGATTACACCACTAAAAAAGGTATGACAAATTCTAAAGGAGAAAAGGCTTTTGAAAAAGAAGAGACCAAAGAAGCTGCAAGAACTTATGGTATGGGTTCTAAAGAAGGTCGAGGTTTAAGAAAGGGCATCACTAATAACAGAAACTATGTTTATGGTAAAAATGGTGTTAAAGTTGAATCCACACAAGAAGAAGTTAGAATGTTGAGAGAAAAGAATGAAGAATACAGAAAAGCATTAAATGTTTTCAGAGAAAAACTTAATGAAGTTGCGATCTTTAATTCAAACTTAGCTTACGCTACAAGATTGTTCACAGAACACTCAACTACTAAAAAAGAAAAAATAAACATCCTAAGAAGATTTGACAATGTTCAAACTTTAAAAGAATCTAAAAGTCTTTATAAGTCAGTCAAAGACGAATTATCTAAGGTAGATACAAAATCAATTAATGAATCAGTAGGTGCAAAATTAAATAAAACAGTAACTACAGGTTCATCAACTACTCTAATTGAATCAAAAACTTATGAAAATCCTCAGTTCTTAAGAATGAAAGATTTAATGGGTAAATTAGGGTAACAAATAAAAATTTTAAATAAACTAAAAACAAAACAAAAACTAAAATGGGAGCATTATTAGAATCAGGTCTTGTTGGTAATATCGGGTTAAAACACCTTAAAGTTATCAAGGAAGACACAATCAACAAATGGGACAAATTAGGCTTTTTAGAAGGTCTTAAAGGTCACATGAGAGAAAACGTAGCTCAATTATACGAAAACCAAGCATCATTTTTAATTAATGAAGCATCATCTACATCTGATACAGGTGCATTTGAAACAGTGGTTTTCCCAATTGTTAGACGTGTATTCTCTAAATTATTAGCAAACGACATCGTTTCAGTACAAGCTATGAACTTACCTATCGGTAAATTATTCTACTTTGTACCTAACATTCAAGCGTACACTGACCCTGCAAACTTGGCAACAACGGGTATTCACTACGCACCGTATGGTTCACCAAACGCGGCTGCTGACCAAACACCTAACAGTGGTTACGACTACAACAACACTAAAGACCTTTACGATAGATTCTACGAAGGTAACGAACCAGCATTAGACCCACCAGGTTTATTTGACTATTCTAAAGGACAATATTCTGCAATTACAGCTAGCGTTGCTACTGTAGCTTGGGATGCTGACCAATTAGTTGGTTCGGCTTATACTGAATCTGATTACAGAAAAGTATTAATCGCTATGTCAGGTTTCGCATCTGATGGAGCAGGTAAATTAATCGGTCCTGATGGTCAACCAATGGATAACGAAGCTTTCTTATCTGATTTGACAATCTACGGAGCTGCTGGAAACGTTTATACTTCAGCAAACACTGCAAACCCTTATTTATTCAGAGTTGTAACTCAAAGATATGGTAAAGGTATTGTACAATATGGTAACAACAATTCTACGTTAGTATTCCCTAACAGTAAAACTGATGGTGGTCAATATGACAACTTGTGTGATGCTGCGGGTGTTATCTACTTAGAAGTTGATTTACAAGTACCAGTATGTATCACTTGTGGTGGTTCTATGGACGGTTACACAGGTTCAACATTCTCTTCATCAACTGCAACTAATAACGCGTTTACATCTACTTACAGAATCTACAAAAACTTAGAATTTGAAGATAGAATTGGTGAGGTATCGTTTGACCTTATGTCAGTAACAGTTTCTGTAACTGAAAGAAAATTAAGAGCTCAATGGTCTCCAGAAATGGCACAAGACGTTGCAGCGTTCCACAACATTGATGCTGAAGCTGAATTAACAGCTTTATTATCTGAACAAGTTGCGGCTGAAATTGACCGTGAAATCTTAAGAGATTTACGTAAAGGTGCAGCTTGGAACTTAAGATGGGACTACAATGGTTGGAAGCGTCTGGGTTCAAGTGCAGTTCCTTACACTCAAAAAGACTGGAACCAAACTTTAATCACAGCAATCAACCAAATTTCAGCACAAATCCACAAATCTACATTAAGAGGTGGAGCAAACTGGATTGTTGTTTCTTCTGAAATCAGTGCAATCTTTGATGACTTGGAATATTTCCACGTATCAAACGCGGCTCCTGAGCAAGACCAATACAACATGGGTATTGAAAGAGTTGGTACATTAGCTGGTCGTTACCAAGTTTACCGTGACCCTTACTTCCCACCAAACCAAGTGTTAATGGGACACAAAGGAACATCATTGTTAGACACAGGTTACATCTACGCACCTTACGTACCTCTACAATTAACTCCAACTATGTACAATCCGTTCAACTTTACACCAATCAAAGGTATCATGACTAGATACGCTAAGAAAATGGTGAATAACAGATTCTACGGACGTATCACAGTTGATGGTGTTAGAACATTTGACTTAAGAGAATTGAGATAATCAATATCTTATATTAGATACCAAAGAAAAGGGAGACAAGAAATTGTCTCCTTTTTTTATTTACAGAAAATTCAAATTGTTTATATTTATTTTTAGATTTTAGTTTATCAGTCCCCAGCCATAACAAGCTGTTGAGTATTCACGGACACGAAGGTATTGGTAACATAGTCATTAACTATTATAAAATTAAAGAAAATGTATTACACAACAACAAGCGTGGGCAAACCGACAGCTCACATCACAAAGAAAAAGTCGCGTCTTAAAGTCTACAACGGTAACACCGTTTTCCTTGGAGATAAGGATAATTTTGAATTTGAAATTCATAACCCGACACAAAAATCAGTTCTCTGTAAAATTAAATTGAATGGTGAATACATCTCCACAGGTGGTGTTGTTATTAAACCAGGTCAAAGAGTGTTTTTAGAACGTTTCCTTGACACTAACAACAAGTTTGAGTTCAGTACCTACGAAGTAAAAGATACGTCGGCAAACAGGACGGCAATCGATTTAAATGGGGACGTAAGGATTGAGTTCTATAATGAACAAACATATCAACCAAGTTATGGGTCAACATTATTTGTTGGTGGTAGTTTAAATACTACTATTAGTAGAGGTGTTCCCAATTATGGTGATATGACATTTACAACATCAACTTCCGCTCCAATGGCGTATTATTCTAACACGTTATCCGTTAGTAATAACATTGAAACGGGAAGAGTTGAAAAAGGTGAAAAATCAAAACAAGAATTTACTAATTCGTATCAAAATTTTGAATATAACGCATCTCGTCAAATTATTTTCAAGATATTACCATTGGGGGTTAAAAATAAAACTACAGAAGATATTAAACACTATTGTACCGAGTGTGGTACCAAGACGAAATCAAAATATAAATTTTGTCCGTCTTGTGGAAATAAGTTATAAATAAAAAGGAGTCCCGTGAGACTCCTTTTTTTATTTTAACGTTCTAAGTGATTTAGAAATAATTTCTGATTCAGTTAAAGAATACAAACCATTTCTGTATGCCATTTGAACTGCTCTAATTAACATAAATTTTGATTGGTCTTCACTTAAATTATCAATCAAATTATCAATGTCTTCAGGTTTGTATATTGCTACTTCTTCAAATAGATGTAAAATTGGTTGCTTCTGTTGTTCCATAATCTGTTATCCGTATATTTATAGTATAAGTATATGAAAAAAAATAGAATAAGTGAAGCAACTGGTTCATCAAATGCGGGAGCGTTTAAAGTACCAATAGTTTTATCTCCACAACCTTGGAAAGAAAATCAAATTGCGCCATTCACAGATTCTGTATATAATTACGATAATGCCGAATTAGCTTATCAAGAAGCTGATGGTGATTTTAAAGAAACTCCTGAAGAAAGATCAAGGATTGAAAAGAAAACGGATATTATGGCTAAAGTTAATGAGTATTTAAAAAGTTTTTATACTGGTCAAAATGATGAGGATGGAGGTGTTCTTGGTGACATTGAAGACCCTGAAAAAATTATACAACAAGCTGTGGGTCCACTAAAAGAAGATTTGGCTGTTTGGTTTGGAACAAAGAAAAAACCAAAAGGTAGTAAACAACCTAGTGGTCCTTGGGTTAATATTTGTAGAAAAAAAGAAGGTGGTGGTCATCCACCGTGTGGTAGACCTGAGGCAGATTCTAAAGGTTATCCTAAATGTAGAGCCGCAGGTGTTGCTTCCAAAATGACAGACGCTCAAAAAAAAT